TCGTATAGGGAGAGAGACTTTCCAAAACGTCTCCAACTATTTTCTAAGATAAAAATATTTTAAGAAATCTACAATAAAAAAGACCATGCACCTTGCGATACATGGTCCTTTATAAGTCTTAGATTATAAGACAACGTTTACGTTTGTATCTCCTTCAAAGATCTTCCTAAAGGTGTCAGCGTCTACCTTTCCAGTAGCTGCCAAGCCTTTGTCCTTTTGGAACTTCTCAACTGAGATCATGGTGAGTTCTCCAAGCCATCCATCCCTGTCGCCAATAACGTCCTTGTATCCTAGTTCCTCTAGGCGACGTTGAAGGTGGTGGATAGTTAATGACTTGCGCTCATAGATATTCTTGTATACACATTTGGCTAGGTATACATCGTCTGCGTCGCCGTTACCGATTACGTGTTTCTCTGCAGGCTTAGCTATCACAGGGATAGGCTTAACCTCAGGGATAACTACAGGTTCAGGTTTAGGTTCCTCAACTGCAACAGGCTTAGGTTCCTCAACCTCTACAGGTTCAGGAGCTGGTGCCGCAGGGATGTCAATGACCACCGTAGGGCTATCATCAACTACCGCAGGGATATTGTTTATGTCTAAGTTTTCTTGGTCCATAGGTTTATCTTACTCTAAGACTTTCCTATTGACTTGGGAAACTCCGACATTAACTCGGTGATCTTGTGTTCATGCGCCGTACCGTCGTAGGCGTTTGGACCTAGTCCCCATGATCCCCAGTCCGTACCACCCTTTGTCATGTGAAACGCAATCTGCGCGTTTGTGACAGGGTCGAATAGCTGGTTATTGGTTTCTAAGCCGAACTTCTCGCGTCGGTCCGCACCGAGGTCTCCGATCATGTTGATCTGAAACAGCCCGTATGAGTTATCACCGGTTCCGGTGTTATCGTTGTGAGCAACAGGACGACCACCTGATTCCTTCTTGGTCACCGCCCAGGCAACCTTTAGTTGCTTGCCCTTGAAGCCCACCGCACCGAGTAACTCGATGAGTTGGTCATTGTCGAGAGTTTTAACTCCCTTATATTTAACTAGCGGATCAGTTACTACCGCAGGGGTAGGAAGTGTATCCGTAAGTTGTACTGATGCCGAGCTTGCGTTCATGTTTACTACCATGAACACGCCGAACGTTAGTGCCGTAATATAGGCCGCTGTCGACATTGCTATTCCACGTATTGTGATTTGCAACGCTAGTTCGCCTCCTTAGGTTAGGGATGGGACAACCTAGTGAATATCCACTAAGCTTCTTGCTACCGCTATGCTTCTCAAGCTTGCGCCTGTCCTCTACCGCTTGCATAGGGCCGGAAATAAAAAGGGATGACAATGTCAGTCCTCCGTCTCTCCGTAGCTGGGCTGTTTGCCCATTGGGTATAACTATACCATAGCAAAGGTGAAATAGGCACCCGTAGGTGCCCATTTCTCCAAATATGTTGGGTCCTAGCTCCTTAGAGCCAGCAACGCCGATGATACCGAGGCTAACCCTAGGGCTAGGATCAAGGTACCCTTCTCAGGGGAACTGAGTGCCACCAACACGGCGATACTAGATGACCCAGCCGAGATTATGGCTGGCCAGGCTAGCTCCCGCAGGACAAGTAGCAGGTTATTCATTACTTAGCCTTTCGGGTCTTACCCTTAAGTCTATCGGAGGTATTGCGGATCTCGGTGCCTGATTCCTGTATTAGCTTACGGGCCTTACCGTATGTAATTCCAAGCTCCTGGGCTACCTCCACCACGGACTTACCCGATGTGTACAGTGACGCAGCCTGCGTAGGTGTAATTGTTGACACTGGTCTTCCTTTCGTAGTTTCTTTATTTTCGCGCTGTAATAGCTAGGCAGGTGAACGCGCGATTAGCTCACCTGTCATATTGAGCAAAGTGGTACTGCTCAAGATTTCTTACCTTTTTCCGGCTTAGGAGGAGTTTTACCATGCTTGTTACATAGTACCTTTCCATCCCAGGCAGACCTAGGTTTTAGGTTGTTATCACACTCGGTTCCGTAGTTAGCGGCGTAGCACTTAAGCTTCTCGGTCCTATTCAAGATCGAGGCAAGAGATACGAGAGCTCTCTTGGTGATACTTGTTCTAACTAGAAACCCATTTTTCTGGTGACATGAACCGCATAGATACTCGTTGCGCCGATGGGAAGGATCCCGAACAGCACTTGGACTATCACACTGATCACAGTGTTGTACGAACCGAATGTTTGCAGTTAACTTTTTATAGTCATTTGCGCACATAAGCTTCTCATCAAGTTGGTAGACGAGTACGTTTGTGTCACCGCACAAGGAACAGGTGTCATACACATAGCGTTGTTCGCGCTGGTTTGTGCCTAGCATGTTGGTCCTCCGTATTCGTCCTTGGGAAGAATATATTCCTTATTCCTCTTCTTGTAAAACCTTTTTGTCATATTCCTTTACCTGTCCGGTAAGTTGTGGACCCCACATGCGTTCTCCAGGCTGAAGTTGCTCCTCCTTGGCCTTGCGCCTGTCGTCCAGTGAAATTACGTTCTTCACTTTTTCCTTGGCTTTATGACGCCAAGTAGAGGTTCAAGCCTGATCGTGTTCTTCCTGTAGCGGTAGAACTTTACAGCGGCAAATGCTACGGCAACGGCAAGAACTAGAAATACGTTGATCTCAAGAGCAAATAGATCTCGTACGTAGATCGAAAAAAGATTTCCGTAGATGTCCATGCTGAACAGTGCGTCCATGTTTATCTCTCCTTAGTTATTTTCGGTTCGCGAACTCGGTGTCCGCGATGTCATCCATTGCTGCCGCAAGAAACATGGCTGGGAAGAATCCCAGAACTCCCATGATAACTGCGCCAACGAACGTTAGTAAACTTTCACCTGTGAAGAAGAACATCGCTGAGTAGATAACCCAGGCAGTGGCAACGAACTTCATTGCAACCGCGTACCTACGGTACCGATAACCTCTAAAGTTATTTATCTTGATTTTCATGGGGAATTCCTTTCGTCGTTTTGTCCTTGGATTAATTATATCAGGTAGATCCTGTACTCAGGCGAATACTCCTTCTAGTCCTTCGTCGTTTCCAAAGTCACTTGGACCTACTAGGTCTAGCCACTCTTTGAATAGATAGATTAAACCTTCATGCTCCATATTTTCTTGCTCAGTTACTTGTTGGTAAAGGTGGTATGACTGGTCGTAGAAGTCATCTGCCTCCAGTTCAAGTGTGTAGGTTGCGTAGTTGTTCACTTTGCAACTCCCCACCACTTAAGCCCACCGGTGAATGATACTGAGTTTGCGTAGGTTTCCGCCCATGAGACAGCCTCACCGTAGCTTCTGCAATATTGGAATATAGGTGCCGTACCGTGAAAGGTATACATGTATCGTGTTTGATTCCCAGCCTCGTACCTAGCCATCAGGATCTCCAATCCGTTGATGGTTAATTATATCAGGATCTACCTGACGGAGAACCCACCTTTGCCCCTGAAACTCGGGATTCTTCGATGAGCTGGAGACTTAGCCTTGATCTTTCCACCCATGAATCCGGCGGGAGGCTTGATCAGCAGCGCCGTAAGGGCATGGACCAGCGCGTCTACTCGGTCGGGGGACTTGCCCTCACCGGGAATCCACGCGCACATCTGAGACTCTAGGTCTCCAAGGTAGCCCACGTGGTGAACGCGGGTTTGCTCGTAGGCAAGGGTTATCGGCTCGGCACGAAGTGCCTTGCCGTACTTGGAGTGTACCTCAAGAACCTTTACCGTTGGATCAATCGTGTTAATGGCGTTGCGAACAAGCGCGCCACCTTGGTTAACCTCAGCCACAACAGGACAGCCCCACTTGCGAGCCATCTGAACTACTCGGTTTGCCCACACCTCAGGTGAACCATGAATGGACGCATCCTCAAGTACCCAGCTCTGACGCTTGTAAAGATCTCGTTCACCGGTGGAAGCTACAACAACGATACCGCATTCGTCTCGGGGATTTTCAGCTACAGAAGGGTCAACGCCGATGCAACGTAACGGAGTTCCGATCGGATACTGCATGTCACGTCCCTTATCAATAAGTTCCTGAGTCCACAGAGCTCCCTCGACGTCAGATAGCATCTCGCCGTATAGCTCCTGACTCGCTAGACGAGTACCCTCGTACACGCCAAGAATGGCGTCTAGATAGGTTTTAGAAAGATTTCCGGTGTTGTCCATGGTTGAACCACGTGTAATTACCACACGCCCTGTCTTGGTCGCCTCAGCCATGAGCTGGTATAGAAGGGGAACACGCTTAGGAGTCGTCGTAACCATGATCTTTGGATTAGCTCCAAGACGAGTTCCAACACGTAAGTTATCAAACGCGGTCATACCTGCCGCATCGGGAGTTTGACGCCAAGCTGCAACCTCATCGCCCCACGCATGTGTAAATTGTGGACCGCGGAGGGAGTCTGGCTCATCAGCCGTGAAGCACGTAGCTGTGTTTCCATTTGGCCAAGTTAATCTTCTCTTTGACGGTTCGTACAGCGGGCGCTCACTTGGAGGAGTTACGTTAATGATTCCTGACTCACCCTCAACGATAACGTCACGTACGTCAGCGGCAGTTCGAGCTACGAGTGCAAAACGCTTTTGTCCTTTGCTTGAATCACGCGCTTCCGTTCTTACCCACTCGGCTGCAGTGCGAGTCTTACCGGCTCCGCGCCCAGCCATGTAAAGCCAGATCGACCATTCACCCTCAGGTGCCTGCTGTTCAGGCCGACCCCAGACAGACCAGTCCCAAAGAAGTTGTTCGGCATCGAATCCTGCAAGCACAGCTTGCTTCTCCTCCTCAGAGAGGAGAGCTAATTTTTCCATCATACTTTTTGCCATGTGTACTATAGTACATTAAAAAAATAAAAGCTAGGCGGATAGGTACGCCTAGCTTCTATCTTAAAGGTGTCTCAACGCGGTGGGGTTGAATCAACGCGGAGACCACCAGGTAGGAAAATGAACGTAATCCCCCTGGTTGATATCAATGGTATCACTTTCTTGCGAAAAGTGAAACCTCATCATGTACCGCATCTACAACCTTTGCCCAGATTGCAGGAGTATGGTCAAACGGCTGGTATCCACCAGCTCCTCCGATAAGTACTCTACCCTGAGAGTAGGAAGATGCAATTCTACCTACCGTGCGAGCTGCGAAGTCATATCCGTAGTAATCAAAGTTAAGAGTGGACAGCGGATCTGTTCGATGCGCATCAGCTCCGGTGGCTAACAGAACTACGTCTGGCTTAATCTTATCAGCAAGTAACTCGATCTCACCCATTACCTGAATGAACTCATCGTCACCGCTGGCTGGATCAAGCGCCCAGTTATATATTCCCTGTTTTGGTACGTGACCTTTTAGTCCCGTGCCAGGGAAGATAGCCGAATCATGAATAGAGCATGTCACAAGATCAGGATCATTTGCCAAAAGGTTTTCAACGCCATCGCCATGATGTGCGTCCCAGTCGATGTACATAACCTTCATGCCATTTTTCTGAAATTCCTTTGCGGCCCAAGCCATGTCGTTAAACACGCAGAACCCCGAGCTGTGCTCATACTGAGCATGGTGCTTAGCTCCCTGAGGATTAAAGCCAATATTTATCTCATCAGCAAGTATCTTCTCTGTAAGCCGAACTGTTCCGGCAAACATGTGAAGGGCAACCTTTCCAAGCTCAATCTGATCTGGGTACCACTCGCCGCAATGCCCATCATCAAGAACTCTAGAAACATAGTCCTTGTCATGGATAGATTCAACTCTAGCTCGATCACCATCTTGGATATCTGGTTTTATGATAACAAGCTCGTGATCGTTAGAAAGAAGTTGTGTCGCGTACTTGGCACGCACAGGATTAGTAGGATGCGAATCTGTTGTCCTACCGCCTAGCTTCCAGTCAAGATACACGTCATCATACGCTACATGTATCTTACTTTTCAAGAGGCACCTCATCTGACATAACTAAATAATCAACAAAGTAGTTGTTTAATAAAACAGCCTTACTTCTTTTCTCACGCATAAGATTTATCGCGGCCTTTGCCGTATATCCATCCTTCATTAAAACATGAGCCATAACAAGACTTGAACGATTGATTCCAGCCTGACAGCGAATTAACACACGCTTGCCAGACTTCCAGGCGCTGTACGCGAAGTCAGACGCACGTTCAACCGCATCAAAATCGATGTGACTAATCTCTGAATCATAAAATCCATAGCGAACTTCCTCGACTAACCAGTCAACTGGTTGTGCCCATGAGTAAAGTGTAACGACGGTATCAAATTCATTCTTTGTAATTACACGTTGTTTGTATGTGTCAACACCAGTTTCAATCGTGTCATCATCATCCGTACCACCAAGCCATAGTCCTGGGAGGATTTCACTCCATAGGGGAAAGTCCCAGCCAATGTCATGAACTGGTGCGTATAAGTTTTTATCCTCTACAATTTTCATTACTCTTTGTCCTCTTCATCGTGCATCATTAGTTCCCAACACTTTGGGTGGGTACCGGTCATCATTTGTTCTCGTAGTGACTTGTCCAAATCAGGTAGCGCGTCTTGAATTAACATGCCAAAGTTCCACTTAAAGAAACCATCGGCTGGAATCTCAACCGTACCGGTGTTCTTACAAAATCGGCAGGTAGGTGTTTGAACTAGGTACGTCATGTCCTTTACGTCCATAATTTGTCCTTTCGTCACTTAATAAGTCTATTATATCAGGTTATTTAGCCTCTCTGAGACATGATGATTACTTCTCCACCTGAATACGCATCCCAACGAATCGAAACCTCAATAGCCTTTCGCAGTAGCTTCTCTGCTTCCTCGACGTTCTTAGCTTTTTCAGCCTGTAGAGCTCCGAGAGCTCCAAGTGCGTACTTACCTCCTGAGCCGGCGACATACAGTCCGCGCTTGCATCTTTCCCAAGAGTAGTCCTCGGCGATGCTATACAGACTTCCTTTGACAGCAACTATAAAGTTGTTGTCGTTGTACGCTACGTCTCCGTCGTCCTTCATGTCGTACCCTGCTTTAATGAATGCCTGTCGCATGCTAGGTATAAATACCTTAGTCATGTACTCGTCAGTCGACCTGCCGGTGAAGCGAGGAGCTGACCAGCCAAATTGAAGTATGTTAATTCCACGCACTGCGCCTGCACCTGCGATTAACGTAGGTCCATTCTTAAATGTTTTGCCTGTGACAATCTGCATCATGAATCCAGACTCATCACTAGCTTGACTGTCCGCACCAATCGTGCACCAGCCATCACCTTGTATGGCCGCAAGAGTAGTCATGGTTCTCCCAACAAATCCTAAGCGCGTAGGACAACTGTATACTACGCCCTAGGGCTACGTCTTATATTAGGTCCAAGACTCCTACTGGGCAGGTAACGTTTGAGGACTCAACCTGACGGGTGACAGGGTTTATCCTGGCAAACCTTCCTGTTGGATTATCCAAACGAACCACAACCTTCGTACGGTTCTTTGAAATTATAGTGGCGGTTTCACCTACCATGTATCGGGTGCCTGTCTGCTCGTTGAACTTGACCTTATCCCCGATGTTATAGTCGGTGATGGTACGTTCCTTACGAACTGTCTTTAGGCGTAGGGCAACTGCCTCGTTGATCTTCCCAAGGGAAGAGTCATAGGTGCCGGATGATATATCCGCTAAAAGTGTTTCAATACTCATAGTACCTTCCTTTCGTCGTTAGGTACTATTATATCAGGTTTAAGAGTCAACCTCTGCTCTAAAATACTGGATTCCTTCCTCCTTTTGAGACTCATCTTGAGTCCAAGGAAGACGGGTACGGTTTAAGTCACCTAGGCTGTTGGCGAACAAGACCGCAGTCTTCTTTGCCGCACCTAAGGAAGTATGCGCCGCATAGCGGGTTTCACCGGATGCCACGTCCTTCACGGTAACAAGCCAGGCTGCCTGAGGAGCCTTGTTCTTTAGTAGGGTTGCTGTGATACTCATTGAGTTACTCTCTTTCTATTTCGATTGTGTATTTATGATTGCAAAGCTCACATGTTACCTCTTGACTGATATTACCCCAGTCATCGGTATGAAAATCTTCATTCCACACGCTAAGGCAGGGTTGCCCACCAAAGCAGTCATCGCATCTTTCCTTGCACACGATCTCTAAAGTTACTTCCTCAGAGTAGATACCTGAACCCATCATTGAACCTGCGTAGTAACTCATTAGCTTCTAACCAATGCGTCTATGTCACGTTTGATCTGTGCATAGATGTTTGAACAGTCGTAGCAGTATGTGTCTGGCATCACGCCCAGCACTACCGAATCAATTCCGGAGTACACCAGCTCTGTGTTTTTACAGTTGTACGTCTTGCAGGTCTTCATGGTTACTTTACCAGTTTTGGATAGTAGCCACTACTAATATCATTTTCAATGTGCTGAACAGCCATGCTACGACCAGTACCATCTGGGTTATACCAATGATTCAAGTCAGTCACACCGCGGCTTTTACCATTTTCAATAATTTCATAGGTGTTGTCCTCGAAGGCTCTTATCTTGTAGGAACCATCTGAGTTTGACCACTCTTTAAGTAGTCTATGTTCTACGTCTACCATTTTTACCATTTACTTTTTCCCTTCATCATTTAGTTAATTATATCAGGTAGGGCGCCTACTTCTCCTTAGGCGCCATACCCGAGTCTTAACTTACTTTGTCTTTGGGAACTTTTTAGTTCCTTTACGAATTTGGCTCATGAAGCGAGAAGCCTCCTTCGTAGAAGCTACCTGGAGTTTGTCACCTGTTGAGGTGTTAAACACTAGGTAATGTGAGCTATTCACTGCACGTAATACTGCAAGCGTTTTACGCTTACGGAAGTACGCAGGTGTATAGCCTGATGGTAGCTTAACTCCACGTGACAAAGGGGGAAGAGTTTCTACTCGAGTCCCTGGCTTTGTCCGCGCAGGTTTGGCTACGGGCTTGGCAGTTTTTGTTGCCATGCTCGTCCTTTCGTCATTGCTGGCGTTTGCCAACTCTTTAATTATATTAGGTAGTTGAAGTTCTGTACAACGAGTTAATTAAAGGCAAAGTCGTTGCAGGGAGGAAGGGTGTGGGTACGCCAGTCCCGCAGGATCCGGTCAATGGTATCCCTCGCCTCAGGGTTTCTTTCCCCGAGCAAGGTTAATAGCGTGATGTCGATTAAAGTATCAACGTCACTCTTCTTATGCTCTTCTTCATTCATGGAGCAGTACTGGCAGTTCAAGACAGAACCTTAAAGTTAGGGTGCATTGCTTCCTTGACCAAGGATACTACGTCTCTGGAGTTTCCTCCAATGTGATACTCGCAGACCTCATCCATTCC